ATTGAGAGAGAGATCAAGGAGGAAATGGAAATTTTCCGTATGATCAAAGTGGAGTACGAGGACCCAATCAATTACTACAGCAAGACTAAAGATTGGGCTATGCAGATGGACGAGATCGAAGAACTGGTCACCACCAAGCTGCGTAGTAAATACAACGACGACAGTCGCCAAGCGAGGATCTACCAAACCCCCGCCGGTAAAACTGGATCGAACATCGGCAGTGTTATCAAGCGCGGGAGGCAGAGGAAGGAGAGTCCTTGGACTTGTAGCAAATGCTACACCATCCACAAGGAGAAGGGGTACGGCTGCGTGAATTGCGGCTTTGCTTTGGTTAAAGGCAAAGTGGCCAAGAAAGAGAAATTGGACTTGGCTAACGAAGCAATTCGCCAGCTGCCCGACCTTGTGCAGGACCTGATAAAGGACAAAGTTATGGCGGACTACATTGAAGCTTTGGTTACAGACCGCGTTAGCGCGTTGTTAGCTTCCAAGCCCAGTGCTCCGCCCAAATACATGCCTTTGTGGCCTGACTTGAACGCGATCGCTCCGCCGGAACAGCAAACTGTCCGGATAGAGAAGCATTGCGCACAAGAGTTGCGCGTAAACGGCTGTGAGGAGTGGAAGGAGGATCTGAAATGCACGCCCTATGCTAAGATAGAGAGAGTCGATGGGAAAGATGTACTCTATCAGCAACGGATGGAGTTCGATCCAGAACGCTCCGAACGAGAAGGTTGCCTTTGCGGTTCGCTGCGAAAGGTGCCGCTCGCTAACGTCGAAGTTATATCGAAGAGCGCGAAAAGGAGACAACGGGCCAAGGAGAACAAAATGAAGGAAACACAGGTTCCTTTAAACTCCAAGGCCCCAGCGCAGACTGGGGCGACTACTACGAGTGGTGCGAACCAGAGGCGTTCTCTCGCAAATCAGTCAAGATCGGACAAAGTCGCATCCGCATGCACGGAGCAAGCATCAAGCCAGAAAGTGCACGATGGCAGGCCATCAAGCAGCTCAACCCAGAGTACGCAACGTATGGATGGCCCGACAGGAGCGCCGAAGCAGAAAAGATCAGCTTCAAGTTGCAATGCGACAAACACATCACAAACTTCAGGGTCCCAACCCCCGAAGAAATAGAAGAATCCGATGCTAGGCTTCTTCCCTTGTACATAAAACACAACTTACCTCAACACCTTCTCAATTACAACAGAGAAGAATGGAGCAAGGCAATCGATGACCTGCTCTGTTTCGTAAAAGCAGATGCTAGCCCTGGAGTTCCTCATGCAGGGGTTGCTAACCGAAATGACCAGTTTCTGAGTCAGTTCGGTGAGCGATTCAACGACATAGTACTCGACAGGGTGGAGCGTTTGCTCTCCTTGCGCCCACAAGACCTAGCGAGAATGGGCAGGCAGGAAAGACTTGACTCCAAC